AAAAAATCTGATGTTAATATTTTGACTCTAAGTGGAAATACATTTAGAGTTTCCTTGAAAAAAGCTAATGCAGAGTTCTGGGAATCTGCGGATAGAATTTATGGTGCCCAGGCAAAAAATATGTTATTGGAATTGAATAGGAGAGGATTGATTGAACTTGGTAGAGATGCGAAGGGCACTACACTTGGTAAGGGAGTGAGTGGTGTTGCGATGCAAACCAGTGATGCTGAGGCCACAAATTTTGTATTTGGATCTGATATTTTGGGTCAGGGTTGTGTACTAAAACAGACTTTCACAAGTCCAACTTCTCCTAATTTTTCTTTTGATGATAAGACAAATACACTGACCATTACCGCAAAAAATATATACCAAACTTTAGGTGATCTAAGGAACACAATTGAAGAACCTTACATCTTGATTCGTAGGGACAGTTACAGAACTGCTGGTCTTGGAGGAGACAAGATGTTTTCTGGTCTCAGAGTCCAGGCCGTCTATAAGGCGAGAATTTCGGGTAATGTAAAGACCTTTACACGGAGTCAGTTCTCTGGTATACTGTAGTCATGGCAAAGAATACGCACCTCGAACACCTTGAAGACGACATCCTCAACCAGGGGAAACAAGGTGGATTCAACTCGATTGCATTCTTGAAAGAACTGGGAGACATGTTGAGTCGTCCCCAGTCTAATGTTCGAGTCACTACGAAATGGGACGGTGCTCCTGCAATCATCTGTGGTACAGATCCAGTATCCAAACAGTTCTTTGTGGGAACCAAATCTGTATTTGCAAAGACTGCACCAAAGATTATCTACAGTGAAGCTGACGCAGATCGAATCTATGGTGATAGTCAACTTGCACAAAAACTCAAAGACTCTTTCAAATATCTCTCCAAACTAAAAGATAAGATACCTGGTGTTCTGCAGGGTGACCTTTTGTTTACGGACGACAAAGATTCTCGTCTGGTGAACAATGAACAATGTGTTACTTTTCAACCTAACACTATTGTTTATGCAATTCCCTCTGTAAGTAATCTTGGTAAAAGGGCCCTCCGTGCAAAACTTGGAATTGTATTTCACACCACTTACATTGGTCCTAGTCTTGCTGATTTGGACGCTAAGTTTGGTGCAGACGTTTCTAAACTTCAGGATGATCCTGAGGTAATGGTATTCAGTTCTGACTTCAAGGATGCGACTGGAGCTGCCAGTATGACTGCTCCAGAGAAACAACAGTTCAATATGCTTGTCCGTCGTGCAGAAGGATCATTGAAACAGGCTAGTTTGTTTCTTGATCTTCTTGGTGGTTATGGTGTAAGTAAGTTCCAGATGAATAAGTTGTTCAAACAGTTTTTCAATACTTACATTCGACAAGGAAAACCTATTACCAATGCACGGGCTGTAACACAAGATTTCTCACGGTATTACAACGAACAATTAAACAAAGAAATTGCAACAAAGAAGACCAAAGCCACAATAGATAAATATTTACAAATGCGAACAGACGGTCTCAACTTCTTAAAACAAAACGAGAGATCTGTTTACTTCACTGTCGCATCTTATATGAATTTGATCGAGGCGAAGAACTACGTCATTCGCAAACTTGAGAAAGTCCAAGAAATTGGAACCTTTCTCCGCACCGAAGACGGATACCAGGTCACAGCTCCAGAGGGATTTGTGGCCATTCGATCGGGGAATGCACTCAAGTTAGTTGATAGACTAGAGTTCTCAAGGGCCAACTTCACTGCAGACAAGAACTGGGACAAACCGTGAGTTTCTTTAAAAGAGTCAGAACTATCATTGAGGGTCAGACGATGGCCTCTCAACAGGCCAAACAGATGGGTCTGGTGGGTAATGATCATGGCGATTGGTACGACAAGGAAGGAAACTTGCGTGCTAAAACGGTAAAGGGTAGACTCCAGATCTTCAAAGGGAAACAGGCTGCAAAACCAGAACAACCTGCAAAGAAAGAAAAAGAAGAAGGTTCAAAAGAAAAGAGTTCTGATACGATCACTGTAGGATTTGGTCGTTTCAATCCTCCAACAATCGGTCACGAAAAACTTATCAACACGATTGCACAGACTGCTGGTAAAGGTGGTAAGTATCGTATCTATCCATCACGTTCTCAGGACCCCAAAAAGAATCCTTTGGACGCGAGTGATAAGGTAAACTATATGCGTCAGATGTTCCCTGACCATGCAGACTCTATCGTTGATGATGAAAAAACTAGAACTATTTTTGATGTATTAAAAGCTGCTCATGGAAAAGGATATTCCTCTGTCAATATTGTGGTTGGGTCCGATAGAGTTAAAGAATTTGAAAACTTGGCCAACAAATACAATGGTCAGTTATACGACTTTAAGAAGATTAACATTGTATCGGCCGGCGAACGTGATGCCGATGCCGAGGGCGTCGAAGGTATGTCTGCATCTAAGCTACGTAAAGCAGCCTTAGATGATGACTACGAAACATTCAAGTCTGGTATCTCTAAAAATCTAGACGACAAGACTACCAAACAACTTTATAATACTATCCGTAGGGGTATGAAGGTGAAGACTGAAGGTTGGCAAGTTGCACCTAAACTCTTCCCCGACACTCTGCGTGAACACTACTTTGCTAAGAAACTATTTCAGGTTGGTACATGGGTTGAGAACATGAACCATGGCCTGATCGGTGAGATCACACGTCGTGGTGCAAACTATGTGATTGCAGTGACTGAAGATAATATCATGTTCAAATCTTGGTTGAAAGATCTTATCGAAGTAACTGATAAAGATCACAAGAAATTTGCGACGATGAAGTACACTGAATATACTGTATCAAAAGTACCTGGACAGTACAAACTGATAAATAAACTTAGGCAACAGTACAAAAATTATAGAAAGTCATGAAGGACTCTAAACAAGTTCGCTCTGAGCATCAATCATTTGTTGATGCTTACGGCCAGATTGCTGAAGCTTCTGTTCAACCAGAAGAAGATAGAAAGCGTCTGACGAAGAGTAATCCAGAAGGAACTCCTCGTGAGCCACTGGGTGGTGACCGCCGTCCTATGGTGAAAGTTCGCAAAGAAGGTGCTTTCACTGAGCAGGCAGAGAAGTATCAGATGTCTGTCAAACAGTTTGCTAGATTCGTTGAAGCGAATCAACTGTTGTTCTCCGTAGATACCCGTAAGAAGGCACAGGTTGCCAATGCCTTCCAAGGTTTCAAAGAGACTGCCGAGTGGGATGAGTTCTTTGAAGACACCGAGATGGTAGAAGATCTCGGAGGAATGATTAATAAAGCCGCTGAGAAACTGAAAACCTCTCAAAATCCACTTGCAAGAGCCGCTAGAGCACTTGTTTCTCCAGCTAAAGGTAGTGGTCGTGGCACTGCTAGACCATCTGTCAGAGTTCAGGATAGAATCCGTAAGAACCAGGCTGGAATGGAATCCCTGGAGTGGGACGAGAAAGAAATCAACGATGTTATCCTTGAGGTAACCACCAAGGAAACCAAGTCTGGAACCAAGTATAAGGTTCGCGTAAAACATAAGGAGACTGGCTCTTCCTATATTCGTTATGCAACTAGAGAGATGATCGCGCAGATGCGTAATGATCCTAAGATCTCTTCTGTTGAGATGACTGATGAGGGTGATGCACCCGAAGAGAAGGGTGAAAAGAAAGCCCTTGAGAAGGGTGGTGGTGATCTTAAGAAGTCTGATGAGAAACAGGATACAAAACAGGCTGCCGATAAGGGTGCTGGTTTTGCTTCCAAGGTCAAGAAGAGAAGCGTAACCACAGAGGCCAAGAAACTTGATCCTGTTGGTAAGGAAGATGGTGATGTAGATAACGATGGTGATAAGGATTCATCGGATGAATACCTGATGAAGCGCCGTAAGGCCATCGGCAAAGCGATGAAGAAAGAGTCGTTTGGTTCCGACTGGAGACAAGACCTTTCCGAAGTCATGGATGATGAGGACAAGAAAAAGGCTGGCAAGGTTAAGAATAAAGTAGAAGTCATGCCCAAGATGGAAGGGTATGGTGAGAAAACTTGCAAGAAGTGTGGTAAGAACCCATGCGAATGTCCTAAAGAGGAAGTTGCAGTAGAGGGTGAAGTAACCGAAGGTGCTGGTCTTGTAGGTGCTGGTCTTGTAGGTGCAGGTCTTGCAGCGTATAAAGCAATTTCAGGAATGAGAGCTGCAGATAAAGTCAAAAAAAGTGCGGCTTCTGGCAAAGGCAAATACGGAGCGATTCAGAAAGCAACTGATGCCAAGAATAAAGCACTTCAAATGTTGAATCAGGAAACTGAAGTTGATGGTGAGAATCTTCAGGAGAAACCAGGTGATGGATATTTGGGTCCAACACCAATTCCAAATCCTATTAGAATGGCAAAAGATGCGGTTGATTCAACTAACAGAGCGAGTGCAGAGAAAG